TCCAACTCTTTACCAAGAACAGCGGCAACCAGCCAGAACCAGCGGCGATCGCGCATGACCGGCCGAGACTGGAAACGATCAGCCCAGACGGAGTCGGATCGTGGGCGGCAATTGTGGGGGACATAGCCCAGGAGCTTCTCGGCTTAACGATGCTTCCTTGGCAGATGCACGTGTTGGATCAGATGCTTACCTTTAATGCCGATCAGGATCTTGTGCATCGATCGAGCCTTGTATCCGTGGCCAGACAGAACGGCAAAACAACAGTCATCCAAGCGCTCATCCTCTTTTGGCTAATCGAGATGCCGAAGATCCGTGGCCAGCGACAAACAGTCGTCTCGCTGTCGCACCGTCTTGATCTTGCATGCATGCTCTTTGAGGAGATCGCCCCGATCCTAGAAAAACGCTGCGGCGCCAAGGTCATTATGTCCTACGGCCGCTACCAAGCCACAATGCCAGACGGCTCAAAATGGTATGTCAAAGCAGCACGGCCCTCAGTCGGCCACGGCATGACAATTGACTTGGCAATCATCGACGAATTGTTTGATGTCTCCGACGAAGTAGAAGCAGGACTCTTGCCGGCTCAACGCGCTAGGCGCTCACCCTTGACCGCCATGTTTTCCACGGCCGGCACGGAGGCGTCCAAGTTGTTTATCCGTCACCGCGAAAATGCCCTTCGGCTCATTGACTTAAAGAAGCCTTCGTCGTTCTACTTTGCCGAATGGTCGCCCGAGCCATCGTTGGATCCGCTGCATGAGGCGTCGTGGTATTGGGGCAACCCAGCGATCGGACACTTCCTTACGATCGACACTTTGCGCCAAGAATCCGAAGGCCCCGATCGAGCACTCTTCTTGCGCGGCTCACTAAACATGTGGGTCGCCTCCGCGAACTCTTGGATCCCACACGGCCTATGGCCAGACTTGCTCTACGAAGGAGAAGTCCCTGCCGGCGGAGTTGTCGCCGTAGAAGCGTCTATGGACGACACCCGATACTTTGCCACCCGATCCGTCTCATTGCCCGACGGCCGCGTTGTGAACTCCGTGGCGTTTACGGCCGAAACACAAAAAGAACTACTGGAGCACCTAGCAGAAATTGCCAAAGACCCAGCCGTCAAGTTTGCGTTCTCACCGACGATCGACGTGCTAGTTCAATCCGCCACGTTTGACCGTCGCCGAATAGTCGTCGGATACGGCGAAATCTTGAAGTACACGCCAGTCGTCAAAAACATGATTCACGAAATGCGGCTAGTCCACACAGGAGAAGCCATGCTTTCCGAACACGTCCAACGCGCCGTCCTCGTACGAACCCAAGGCTCAATCGCCGTCTCATCCCAGAAGTCACCCGGGCCGATCGAGTTATGCCGAACCCTCATTTGGTCGGCAACTTTGGCCTCACAAAATCGAGTCACCCAAAAGCCTTCACTAGTCATCGTCCCGAACTAGCATCCTCTCGGCAGCCGTTTGTGAGCCCTACCTTTCGTCGGGATCGGAAACGCCTCCGAGCGGTTGCCACCATAAACGCGCCAAGTGTGTCATGCTCTAGGGATGGGATTATTTGATCGCAAAGTAAGCAAGGCCGCAATCTCGCCGCCGCCGGCAAAAGCCGCAGCCGCAGGCGCGTTCAGTCCGGGCTACTCCAGTCAAAACGCTGGCGTCAATATGATCGGCCAGTATTACACCTACCAAGAAGGCGAAGCGCGTAACCGTGCCGTACAAGTAGCCGCGATAAATAGGAGCCGCGATCTTATGGCATCCGTTATTGGATGCATGCCGCTCAAGATGTATTCCGAAATGTGGAACGGCGATGAGATGGAAAAGGTTTATCTTGCTCCTCGATCATGGCTCCGCCGTCCAGATCCCGAAGTGCCCTACAACTTTCTTATGTCGTGGACGTTTGACGACTTGTTTTTCTTTGGCCGCGCGTTCTGGTACATCACTAGCCGCACCGCTGACGGATACCCAGCATCGTTTACACGTCTTCCAGCCGGCTCAATTACCACGACTGATATGGCTGGGCCCGTTTGGTTTGCACCGTCAAAGCAAGTTTATTTTCAAGGCGGCGAAATCGATCCGACAAACTTGGTACAGATTCTTAGCCCAACACAAGGACTAATTTATTCTGGAACGCAGGTAGTCGAGACTGCATTGAAAATTAACGACGCGCGCACACGCAACGCATCTTCAAGCATTCCAGCCGGCGTACTCAAACAGACTGGCGGCGAACCGCTAAGCGCACAAGAACTAGCCGATCTTGCCGCATCGTTTAACGCTGCACGCGCAACAAATCAAACGGCCGCGCTTAATGAGTTCTTGTCCTACGAACCGACGACAATGAGCCCAGACAAAATGCTTCTCATTGAGTCAGCAAACTACAGCGCCCTCGAAGCCGCTCGCCTTTGCAATGTCCCACCGTATCTCGTAGGCGTATCAACCGGATCATATTCCTATCAGTCATCCCAGCAAGCCCGCGCCGACTTGTATATCTTCGGACTCAAAATGTACGCCGAAGCAATTGCCGCAGCGCTTTCAATGGACAGCGTTCTTCCACGCGGAACTTACGTCGAGTTTGACGCAGAGTCCTATCTAGAAGAGAACTACATGGCCGACAAAGCAGACGAACCCACCTACCAAGAAAACACTCAAGAAGGATTAGCAAACCGATGATCAAACTAATTGCAGGAGACTTCACGCTTGACGCCGCCGCAGGCGACGCACCACGCAGAACCATCTCAGGAATCGCAGCACCCTACAACGTGGACGCCACCGTCTCGGACGGAACCACCGTCCGCATCCTCCCGGGCGCCCTCCCAACCGAAGGCAAAGCCCCACGACTCTTCATGTACCACGACGCCAGCCAACCCGTCGGCGTTGTCACCGAGCGAGTAGACACCCCAGAAGGCATGCTTTTCACCGCCAAGATCAGCGCCACTTCTCTCGGAAATGATGCGCTCATTATGGCCAGCGATGGCACCATTGACCAAGTCTCGGTCGGTATAAACCCCACCAAGTTCTCTTATTCGGACGATGGAACAATGATCATCGAAGAAGCATCTTGGACGGAATTGTCACTAGTCCCAATCGGCGCATTCGGAGACGCAGCGCAAATCACAAAAGTCGCGGCCAGTATCCACCAGCCCGAAGAAGAAATAAGTAATAATGAAGAACAAGAACCTCAACAGGAGAACCCAATGTCTGAATCAGTAGAAACACCAGTAGTCGAAGCAACCATTCCAACCGCAGCAATTCCAGCGCAGCCAAAGCGCGAGTTTAAATTGCCAAGCGCAGGCGACTTCATGGCCGCTTATCACATCGGCGGAGACACGTTCAAGAACATGAACAAAGCAGTCGCCGAATACACCGCATCACAGCGCACCGCACTACAAGCGGCAGCAGGCGATGTGCTTACTACTGACACACCCGGCTTGCTCCCAATTCCCGTGCTCTTGCCGCTCGTACAGGATCTAAACTTTGTGAGGCCTACCGTGGAAGCACTCGGCGCTCGCGCATATCCAGACGGCGGAGCATCAAAGACTTTCATTCGTCCAACGATCACCACGCACACAAGCGTTGCTGCACAAGCAAACGAACTTGGCGCAGCATCGGCTACGACAATGGTCATTGCCTCCAACTCGGTTAGCAAGACAACTTTGGCCGGACAAGTCACGCTTTCAATTCAGGACATCGACTTCACTTCTGGCCCAGCGATGCAACTAATCCTCAATGACTTAATGGGGGAATACATGATCGCGAGCGATAATCTCGCAGCAGACAACTTGCTTGCAGCAGCAAACTCGTCGGGTGTCTGGGACGGAACTCCAGAAGACTTGTTAAAGTCCGTTTACGACGCAGCAAACGACGTGTCAGCAAACCGTAACTGGATGCCGACACACATGTTCGTCTCTGTCGACGTGTGGGCTCAACTCGGTCAACTTGTTGACTCCAGCAAGCGTCCGTTGTTCCCATTCATCGGAGCAGGCCTCACGGGTCAAAACGCACTTGGAGCATCAAGCGCAGGATCTTGGAACGGAACCCCAATGGGCTTGCAACTTGTAGTTGACAGCAACTTCGCTGCAAAGACCATGATCATTACCCGAGTCGGCCAAGGCCAAGGCGACGCATTCGAGTTCTACGAATCCATTCGTGGCTTGATGAGCGTTGAAGTGCCGTCAACTTTGGGACGCACAATGTCCTTCCACGGTTACGTCTCAACCTTCGCCGCAATTGGTGGAATGATCCGCAAGATCACTCAGGCCTAGTCGAGAGCGGAGCATCCGCTCATGGCTGTTTACAGCGTCACCAACAAATACCTCATAGACGACTTCGCCGTCCTTCAACTCCTCACCCCGACGGAGTTGGAGGTCGGCCAGTCGATCACGGTTGCAGGCGTAGACGCCACGTTTAACGGCACCTACACAATCCGCGCCCTTCCGCAATATCTTTACGAAGGCGTAGATTCCGAAGGCGACTTGCTCTACGACGTCAACGTACCAATCGCCAACCAAGTCCTATACGCAAAGACGGCCGCCGATATTGAGCGCACCGCCGCGTCTGGAACCTTGACATCAACCCCGACATGCTCTTGGATTACGGCCACCGACATCGAGGACTGGTTAGGAATCGGAACCGCTACAGCAGCAGACGCCGCATTCCTCACCATTTGCGCGGCGAGCACAAATCAATTCTGTTGGCGCCGACGCATGGAAGCCGGCTATGTCGACTCTTTAACGACGGTGCCATCGCAAGACGTTCGGTTGGGAACGATTATGTACGGCGGCGCGCTCTACCGTCAGCGCGGATCCATGGATTCCTTTGCATCCTTTCAGTCAATGGGAACCGCTCCCGTCATGGGCCTTAACGGAATGATCCGACAACTCTTAGGCATTGACCGTCCGCAGGTTGCCTAGTGCCAGTCCCGACCTACACCGATCTATTCAATGAGGGCTACGACGACCTAGTCGCCAAACTCCAAACCGTTATAGGGCTTCAAGTAGTTAACGATCCACGCAACATCGTCCCTCCGTGCGTGTTCGTCAACATTGACTCCATTGACGGCTTTAATTACAACATCGCCAAACTTACCTTCACACTCCAGATCGTGACGCTCGGCCCCGGCAACCTAGACGCCCAGAAGTCCCTCCTCAATATGCTGGCTCAGGTATACGCGCTTAACATCGGCATCATCTCAGGCCGCCCTACAAACGTCGACATCGGGGGATCCATGCTGCCGGCATACGAACTCACCGTCGCAACCCAAGTCCAAACGGCGTAATCCACACCTAGCGCCCGAATCTATGTCAAACTAAATCCACAACTCAAGGAGCAATCATGGCAACCTCAACTATCCTCTCAAATCCAACAGTCACATTGGGATCCACGGCACTCACCGGGTGGTGTACATCTGCCACATTGACTCGCACCGTGACGGCTCTAAATGACACCGTTTTTGGCGATACAGCAAACACTTTTACGGCTGGCCTTGAAGACAACGAATGCACGCTCACTCTTTTTCTTTCATACGCAGCCAGCGCCACTTACGCGACACTTGCACCAT